AGATCGGTCTCGTCAGTTTGTTCAACTACATTTTGTAAGTTTACATCTTGTAAATGTTTAACTAACTTATCAAACTCTTTTTTAGTTATATCTTCAAACGGAGCTTGAGTATATGTACCACCATCATAAGGTAATACAGATAAACCATTGTAACAGTTTCTGTTATCCCACATCCATTTACCAGCCTTTTCCCAGTCATCAGCTTTTAAACTAATTGTTGCAGACACATTGTGAGTGTTTGATCCAGCTCTATGACCTGGTTTA